TCCATACTACGTTTGAGATGCTTCCTGTTTCAAGAGCATACTCACGAATTGTATTGAATGATGATTGCTTGCTAATACCCATTGACCAGATCGCAACATATGGTGCTTCAATGCCATCGTCAACTAGAACGTTGCAGTAAAAGCGAAGACGGCCACGCCATCCAGCCTTTGGATCTTTGCGGTGCATTTCTTCCGCCCAGTCACGCCCTTCTGACTCCATTGTGTCTACAGCCTTGCGCTTGTAGTCCTTTGGATTAACGTGCTCCTTAACAACAAGGGCAAGTCCACGCTTATCGTTATAGTTTGCAGAGTCCTCGTCAAGTTCTTCAATGAATCGAATCTTAACAGATTGTCCGTCTGCGAGTTTGAGCCACTTTACTTTTGGCCCGTCGTTTTCATACTTTGGTCTGTCGAGCAGGGCGTTGATGTTCTTGATTCCCTTTACAATGCTCATATTATTTCTCCTTTGTGTGTTTATATTAGTTTAGCATAAGAGATATGGATTTGTCAAACTGAAACTCTAAATTCTTAAGTTCTTCGTCTGGCATATCTCCAATATCTTTATACTCATTGTTTAGTTTAATAACGGAAACACGACTAGAAAGTTTTTCAACTATCCTATCTTTCATGTTTCCTCCCGCTTCATCGTTATCTGCAATAACTATTACATTATTGAAATACTTTTGAAGCAATTCTATTTGTGAGTTTGAAACATTTGCCCCAAGTGTTGCAACGGCTGGAAGACCTACCTGGTCAAGCCTAATCGCATCAAATGATGATTCCACTACATATACTCTATCAGACTTCTTAACTCTATGCAAGTTGAATAGGGTTTTACTTTTGGGAAGCCCTGGAGTGTTTTTAAAATCTTTTCCTTCAATTGATCTTCCAACAAACCCAATAGCAATTCCATCTGGGCTATGAACTGGAACAGTTACCATATCTTGCTTTTCAGAATATCCTAAATGAAATTTGCTACAAGATTGTAGGCCTATGTTCCTTGACTTAAAGTAATCTTTAGGCCTTTCTGTTTCTAACAAATTTTTATATAGTCTTTTTAGTATCTCAATGTCAAACTGTTTAAACTCTTCTACGGACAAAAGAGTTTTATCTATATCGTCTACAAGATTGCTTAGTTTTTCTTTTGATTTAATATATCGTGCTGACTCAAAATATGTTCTTCCAGAAGTATGCATTATCAATTCAATTAGGTCTGCTGTTTTTTGACAAGAAAAGCAGAAGAATAATCCGCTTGTTTTGTGTACTTCTCCTGCTGGAGTTCTATGGTTATTGTGAAATGGACAAAAAATTATATAGTTATCTGATAGATCAGATTCAACGTCTATACCCGATCCTGTAAGGACTCGCTTGATTTGCTCTGCGGTATAAAGATTGGATTGGTTCCGTCTATACCTGCTATCCATTCGCTTTTCCTCTTCCCTGCGTAAACTGCCTGTATCGATAATTCAAATTCAAAAAAGTTCTTAGTATCATTATAGCGTATAGTGAAGTCTGGGTCAAGATCTAGCCTTGGCACATATCCACTTAGTTTCATTTCTGAAACCAACAGCCTTATATATTCTATTTTTAGTCTACCAATCATGGAGTCATCGTGAATAACCCCATCAAGATAAAACCTTTTTATAGGCTTATGATGATAGAAGGTTGGTGGCAAATACTCCTTGTTTTTTGACATACCATATTATAACTACTTATCTTCAAAGTCTTTATACCTATAGTATCCCTTGTCAAAATCACACTGAACCAAGAAGTCTCCCATGAACCCGTTACGGTTTTTTCTAAATGCACACTCGATGATATCGCTATTAGTGCCACGCCCCAAGGCAAGCACCCAGTCTGCATCATAAGCAATCTGTCTAGACCATGCTGTCTGACCTAGTGTAGGAACCGTAGAAAGGTCGTTAACATCATCTGGCGTAGCAGATGAGATAGCAATGATTGGAACTTCTTCACCAATAGCCATTAGTTTAAGTTCTCGTGAAAGGTTCTTCATTCGTACCGTTTCGTTGTCCGACTTCTGATTAGGAGCCATTAATTGTAAATAGTCAACAATCACAAAGTCTGGTTTGTACTGGTCAATCTTTCCACGAAGAACAGAAGGGTTGATCTCTCCACCCTGATCATTTGAGATAATGTGAAACTCTGGCTTTCCCTGAAGATGTTTTGCATGCCAATCTTTAAGCATGTCAATTTCAATTTCACCATTACTAATTTTCCTGTGTGACCATCTGCCCTCACCCATAATAGTGAACACACGATTGCGAACTTCTGTCTCGCTCATTTCAAGAGAAATTACAAGAGGGGACTTGCCTTGCTTCCATGCCTGAACAGCAAAATAAAGAGCAAGCCAAGACTTTCCAATTCCTGGATAAGCAAGGAACACCCCAAGTTGTCCTGGCATAATTCCAGAAGGAAGATAGTTGTCAAACCCTGGAAGACCTGTCTTGATTCCAGACAAGCCAAGTGCCTGCTGCTTCTTAACATTTTCAAAATATGCAACTGCAGACTCTAGGTCTGTTACATCAATATCTCTTATTGCAGATGTATTCTTTTTTAACTCTGAGGTTTTTGTTATCAGATCGTTAAGAGCAATAACACCTTGATTATTTTGTACGTTTGCTGCAGCAGACCTCAGTATGTCCTTAAGGCTATCATTAAGATACTCCCCCTGAAGTTCTTCAAGGTGATGCTTTGTTGCACCCACGTTTGGCAATGGCTCAAAATCTCTAAACTTTTCTGTAACTAACTCTGCTGGAGGCAAGGTGGCATTGGCTTCAAAGTATAGCCGAATAAATTCCCAAATATCTCCATGAGTTCTAAGAAGGCTATCTACGTTTGCTTGAAGAAGGACATGCATCTGTTTGTCTTGCAAGACAGCAGTGATTAATTTTGACTCTGTATTATTCACTCAACCACTCCTTAGCCATTTTCCTACGCTCTGCTCTCTCTTCTGTATCTTTAACCTTGTCTTTCTTTGCCTGCAATATTTTTTCTGCATTATAGGCAAAGTAGTTCCACGATGGATTCTCTGCAACTGAAAAATAATACTCAAGTATATCGTAGCATCCTGAAATTCCGTATGACTCTATAAGCCCGTCAGAGGCCCACTGCTCTACGTTTAAATTAAGTGATGGCTTTGACTCGTACCTTGCGGTATGATACTTGCTGTATCTTGAAAGCAAAGCCATACGGTCTTTGCGTTCAGCCATTACTTCTCTTCAGCCTCGCTTTGTGCTTCAACAATCTTTGCTGTCAACTTGTCTTCAACAAACTTGTAGACACGCTCAAAGGCTTGATCGGTATTTTCTCCATCACGCTTAGAGTCGACGACCCCAAGGTCAAGTCTTAGTGATTGAAAGTTTCCTAGATTTAGTGTGTACCCAAGTGTTACAGATACCTTTGTTGAATCGTTTTCCATTTTATACCCTTCGTTAAATAGATTCATTCCAGATTGGAACAAATCGTCCATCTTCAGTTCTTCTATAAGTAAGTATACCATCGCCCATTCTGCGTGTCAACTCTTGCTTGCTGGGCGTAATATCATTAGTAATTAGTTTATCTTTCCTTGGTCTACCAATATGGTATGAAGCAAGTATATCACGAATCTCTCTTACTTGCGATTCAGAGTAGTATGATCTTACTTGAAATCCTCTTGCTCCACCCTTTTGAGATCCTGTTGGAAATGGAATAACTCCACGCTTCATTAGATCTGGCATATACTTTTTATGACGATTAACTAAATCAGCAGTCTGCCCCACTGTGTATGCCCGTTCTCTTTTATTTTTAAAATCACTAATCAGACAACTTTCAATCTGATCTTTATTTATATTATAAACAGACATAATTCCATTGGAGTGATTGTAGTGATGGATTCTGACAAGGTCTCCGTTAAGAAACCAAACCTTTTTGTTACCTGGAATTACAGGTGACTCATTGTACTTTTCGCTCTCAATTGTTCCCTTTTTAGTAGCCATCGGCCCTCCTGAGAATTACTAGGTGGATGAAAAAATTTTCTTGATCCACAAAGAATGCAGTATAGTTCTAAATTATTTATTTCTGTATACTGTCGATCTATAAACATTCTTCCGTTACATTTTATACACTTAATCACGAGGTAGGCTTTCCAACCGCTATTATATTAATACCTATTGTAGTTTCTCCTCCAGCATTAAACTTTACGAAGCCTTCAACTTTTGATGTTGATATATTACTAATTGTAATTGTTACGTCTTTTCCTGAATCATTATTTCCTGTGTTGTATGCTGTGGCTGTTACAATCGGAGGGTATGCAAACTGCTTTCTAAAGTCGTGATACCAGGGCAGGGAAGTTCCTGCTGTCTGAAGTGATGTTGGCGTAACTGTTTCAAAGGCTGCAATAATTTGAGACTCAGATGTTTTTACTTCTTGTGGGCCTTCGGGTCCCCTTGTAAAAATACCAACATAGCCCTTTCTAGAATCGCCTCCTATTACGGTGTATAACTCATTAATAGATTTAACAATGTCGTATATGTATGTTACGTCTAGTGGTTGTCCACGCTCAGGTACAGGTAATATTGCCATATTATAATTATACCAGATCCAACAGATCAGATTCGTAAACCTTGAGATATTCTGCAAGTTGTGGATTTGTAGAAGATATTTGAACTATTACCTTTACAGATTGCGTACCGCTTTTTAAAAAAGAATAACTGTTTGAGGCGGTTGTGTCTAAGTATGTTGGGCTTGCTCCATCGAATCCAACAAAAATATCGTACCTTACTTGTGTTGATGCCTGTCCTGTTGTCCAATTTACCAAGATAGTATTATTTATCTGATTAATATCTCCTAGCCCAGTAAGCACGACATCAGAGTTGGTGATAAATATTTTTGAGTATGCAGACTTTCTATTTTTATCTTCTGAGATAATTCTAAACCTTACAACTCTTGAGTTTGAAGAACTTACTTTTCCAAGAAACTCTTTTTTTATAACAACGTTTTTAATTCCTTTATCTACCATTGCTAAACACCCAGAGCAAATCTAAACTCAATATAGTTTGTTGTGTTTGCTGATTTTACAATTGGCCTTGATTCAACGCTCCTAATGACAGAGTACCCAGTAAGGCCATACAAAGAGTTTGTTGATGTAATATTTTCTAATCTTAACCCATCTAAGCAAACATAAAACGAGTCTGATGGCGATCCTGCCTCAGTTACACAAGCATAGATCCTTACTACAGAGACTTCTCTCCAGTCAAAGTTGTCAGTTTTGTTTAAATCTTTTAGTGCTTTCTTTTCAACAAGATATCTATTTGAAGAAAGGTTTCTTTTGTCTAAAGATGTTCCTGCAGTATATCCAGTATCATCGATATCTATTTCAAATCTTGCATATTCTGTTGTTGATCCTGTGCCAGTGTGAGAAAAATCTATTAAAATTTTAACATTGTCTGGTACGGTATTGGCATCGCTAACTTTATTTACAACAGAAAATGCAAATCTTAATTCATCTAGTGGACTATTTTTTGTAAAGTCTACTGCGGTTTCGTTAAGCCTAATATGTTTGGAGCCTGCACCTACAACTAAATTTCCTGATGAGTTTTTGGTTAATGTAGAATCATTTCCGACTATAGCAATTATATTATTTAAAAATCTACATCTTTCATTTCTTGCTACTCTGTCTTCATCTGTAAAAATTCTATTATCTGCGTTAGTTGCAAAAACATTTATTGGCTGATTATTACTATCAACAACATTAATAATTCCATTATCAGAGTCTCCGTCTAGTGGTGTATATCTTATGGGTATCTCAATGGCTGCAGACCCCACAGGCTGATAAAGCCAGGCATCTGTATCTGCAAAAGAATAAACGTTTCTACTATCAAATGATCCAGCAACTGGGTTTGAGGCAGCAGAGAATATACCAACCTCAGTGATCTCGTATCTTTCTTCTGTTGGTAGTTCTGCTGTTAGGACTACCTTATCAATACCGTTTTCATTTACGAAACCTCTAGAGATAATTGGCACACGAAACATCTCGAAGTCCAAAGACTTCTTTAACGAGTAGTCGCCAAACTGCCCATCAGAAGCCAGCGGAGAGGCTCCACAGCCTACAGCAATGTGTGAGGCATATGATTGGGTCTGCCCTACAAGATACTTTGCTAAAAGATTTTTACCTATATTAGTTATCATTAATTTCCTCCACTATGTATTGTATCACTAAAAACGTCTCCGCTGCTCAATACCTGGACCTCTAACTGCTCATCTTTCCTAGTATTAATTAGGTTAATGACCAAGTCTCCTGTTATGGGATCGATATATACAGACTTGCAGTTTGGTGTTTTTATCCACTTATTCTTATCTTTTTCAATATACCCTGGATCATTTTCTGGCGGAGGGGGTGGTGTTATGTCATACCCAGTTCCACACTCAGGAAGTCTGTCAAAAATAGAGAAGGACAAAGAATTAAAATAAGAATCAGATGACTGAAGCCTTAGAATGTTGTTTGGGTTATATTGCAAATATAGATCTGTTAAATTTTTAATTGGAGAATAACTAACCTTTTGTCCATTTACCAGGTCATGTCTTGATATTGTTGCCAACTCGTAACCGCCAATATTTTCAAATATTAAATCTGTCATTGTTTCAACAGATAGCAACTCGTCGCCAAAAATAATTAAATCTGGTGTTGCAATTTTTATCGAAGTCGTGTCTGCTTTTACGTTGGCTTCTGGCAACGCTGCAGTTGAGTTTGTGGAACTTCCTGTACTAATTTTATCTGTCATTATAATACCTCACTTAAGAATAATGTCATGTCTGGTCCGCTTGAATTTCTTGAAAAGTCAATATTATATACTACAAATCGATTTTGTGGATTTGATGCTATGCTTACATTATTTTCTATGTAATCTAAAGTAACTATGTCTCCAAGTTGGATTGTAGGAATTGAAAATATTTTAACCCCCAAAGATCTTCTAGGCTTTGATGTTTTTTCAACCATCCATTTCATAAGACCCATTGCTTCGTCTTGTGACTGAATATATTGAGTATCTAAAGAAAAGTCTTTTTTCCCGTAGGTCATTCTGCTAAGTTTGATATCTTGATAATCTTGTTTAAATTTGAACGGATTAGAAATTAGCCTATCTGAAACAAACTGTGGATCTGAAGTGATGCTGTTCTTGTTAAAATAATCATCTACTGTAAGTTGATTACTAGACTGTTGTGTAAAAGTAATACCCTGAATTCTTAAATAATTTCCACTTGTTTCATCTAAATTAAGTTGTGTATCTGTTGCATTAAATATTAAAAACTCAGCACCATACGACCCTGCCTTAAATCCAGAAACCACATAGCCTTTTATATTATTGAATGTTGGAGAGATTTTTGCAGTTAGTGCTGGGTATGCCTTATCATACTTAAAACTAAATGACGCTGCTTCTCTCATAATACTTCCAAACTCTTCAAAGTACATATTGTATTTTGGAGGTCCTGAAGGTCCTATTCCAGAAAGGTACGTGTTTTGAATTAGTCCGCTCATCGCATACTTTCTAAAAGATTCACTTGCAGTTATCTCGTTGTCTTCAAAAACTGAGTTAACTGGAGCATCTAAAGAAAACGTTGTGTTTTGGCTATAGTTATTAGATAGAGCATAAACATTCTCAAACATTGCTCTGGCCGATCCTCTTGTAAATAATGCAACATTAGAATATTCTGGAAGTGGATCTGCGTCATCCACAGTCTTTATTAATTTTCCATTTAAATATAAATAAAATCTACGAATGTTTCCTATGTTTTGATACTCAACGGCTAAATCGTAAACGGTTGGATTTTCTTCAGCAAACATTCTAGACTGTCCAGTAAACCTTCCATCGTCTACTAGAATATTGGCAAGGCCATCATATAAAGGAATAGGAATAGCATTCCCACCATCTGACTTTACTTTATAAAAAAATACGTTGCTAACTGATCTTCTATCATCTGAAGATAACTTTTCTAATCCAAGTGCTGCTATCTCAAAATAATATCCAACATTCGTAGAAGTATTCAACATTACCGCTAAGCCAGCAGAGCCTCCAGATATACTTATGTTTTTATCTGGGGTAGATCCATTCACAACAAAATAGGTGCTTGATCCATTTGCTGTTTGTCCAGATGTTTTTGCACTTTCTATTTTCCCAACAATTCTTAGGCGAGTTCCGAAGTGTTTATACTTATTGTCTGGAAAAGACTTATGGACATAAGATATAAAATTTCTTGGCTTTTCTTTTGTTGTAAAGTTGGGTCCAGTTAAAGAAAGAGCGGAAGACTGAATCGATCCTGGGTGTGGCTGTGTTCCTGTAGTAATCTCTCCAGCCATAACTGTTGACATAAAGTTTTTAATTAATCCTGTTCTAGAAGAAGTTCTTGCTAGTGCATCAGAAGATATTCCTGTGTCTGTTATTTTGCCTGCAGTTGCTATCGTTGTTTGTGGAATAGGAGTCTTTTTTTCAAACAGGTATTCTGCTGACATGTGACATCCTTTAATATTATCATCAGATTTCCAATAATCAGATATACCTGCGGAGTGTTCAACGACTGTTGTTCCAAACTGCCCACGCCCATGCTTTGCAACAGCACCATTCTTTAGTTTAATCGTGCCGTTTATGTCCTCATAAATTGGCTCAAGTCCTGTTGGATATATTTTTCCATTAAATGGCAACTTGGAAAAATAATTTTGATAATCTTCTACAGATGTTATCCAAACATTTCCATATCCACTGACATTAAATTGAACTGCATCATACTTTATTATCTCTCCACTAGAGTAGAAGTATCCATTGTATCTTGTGATCCAATATACAGACTCTCCAAGGCTAAAGGTATTGTTAATAACAACATTGTTTTTTACAAATGGAACGTCTGCTGCTAGGTTGGAGTTTAAGGGTATTGCACTAAGCACGTATGCAGACTGATTGTTTACTTCATTGTTAATTGATTTTGTGTTTTGTGTTCCAGCAACTTCCCAAAGAAGAGCAGGCTTATATATATAAACTCTTTCGTCATCTAAAAGGCTGGCCTGCCTAATTGAACCAATAGATCTTTGAATGTGTCTTGTTGTGTAGTTGATAACTCCACCGTTGTAAACATTGTTTGATTGAGTCGACACCTCAATAATGTTTTCAATCTTGCCATTGCTAGTTCCTTTATTCTTAATCTCTTTGTCTGCAGACAAATCTTTTGTGCCTTTAAGTTCAAAGGTTGTTTCTCTTTGATTTTTTGTTGGCATAAAATAATCCTTGCTCATCATTACGAAATTATTATATTCATCAAAAAACATTGCGGTTTGTGTTGATATGGCTAAGTCCTGTAGAATTTCTGCTACGCTTTGATCTGGAGCAACAAAAAAATATGGAATAATTATTTCTGTTTCTCCATCAACTCTTTTAAATGTGTAGTTAGAAAACCCAATGCTGTCTAACAAAAGACATACAGCAGAACTAACAGATACCTGTGTCATTAGTATTTCTGGGGCAGTTATTGATTCTAAATACCAGTACATATCTCTTAATGTAAGAGAAACAGTTTTGGCCATAAAGTCTTGCTTAGGGAACGCATCAGAATATAATGTTTTCATTGGAACAAAATAATCCCATCCATCTACATCAACAATAACTTCATAAAATTTAAACTGAATGTG